AGTGGCCGCTGCCATACCCCATGGCTGAATACGGCCCGTGTAGCCTGCTTGTAGACCGAATATGAACGGCCCACGTATATACACAACATGGTAATGATAATGCTGGTAATGGCAGGCAACGCAGACAATGCTAGGCTCAGCTTGTGGATGGGTGCGCTGTTATGTGGATGGATGCATGCGCTCGCTTGTGTCACATATTGCAATACATCACCACGCATGCATGTGCATACGTGACTACAGCAATGCATGACTACATCACCACATCAATGCATGTATGCGCCACGCAACATGTGCATGTGTATGCATGTGTTCGTGTGCGTATGTATGCATGTATGTAGTGTAGATGCCCCCCTACTCCCCCGATCCGAAACCAAAAGCGGGTATATTACAGTGTGCCGGCTGGCGTGGCGCACCTCGAACACCACGGCCCGCGACGGCTCGCGACGGGACAGCAGCATAAATCAAGTTGCATGCGATTGGTATATATGTGGGCGGATTTTGTTCGGTGTGCAAGTAGATGCGTTGCAGGTCGATGACGGGGGTGATTTGCTGCGCAAATCAGTTACGAGAGGAGATGCAGAAATGGCGACGTATGGCATCAGTAGCTTTCCTGGTCGCGTGCCGTTCACTGGCTATACGAATACACTCGGTCCTGGTGCTGCGAACCAAGAAGGAACAAGTGGATATGTCCACTTCAATGGCATCCAGCAAGGCGATGATCGTATTGCAAAGATGCTCCGCAATGGTGGTATGACCGGCGGCACGACTTCGCTGTTGTATACACTACTTGGTGCTGCTGCTGGTAATACTGCCACCAAATCGAAGAAGCAGATCAAGTGGGAACAGGGCAGTCCCGGTGGTTTGATCCCAATTGAACAGATCAACCTCATGGCACGCAACACGACTGCTGCTGATCTTGCTGCATTCCAAGCGTTGCTCACTCGCGTTGTGTTCCCTGCATCGTATCCTGCTGATGTGAGTGGAAATGGTGGTGGTGGTAAGCAGACTGCTGCAAGTGGAGGTGCATACTGATGCCACGCGGTGATTACGCGCCCGAGATAAGGACCAGCATGGCAACTGGTAAGGCACCACGCAAGAACACTTCGCCTCCGAAAGAAAACGCTGCCGACATATCCAGAGATAAGGCGCGCGGAATAAAAGAAGGCAGCAAGCAGGATATAGAACTGGATTCTATGCCCGCAAATCAGGCCCGACCCCCTCGACCCCCACAGATGCAGACCGCACCCGCTGGTAACTTACCACCAGATTTGCATCATGTAGGTGCTGCAACTAGCATTGCACATGCTATCTTAGCACGTAGAGGGGGAATGTGATGCCGGATGATCCGACTGCTGATACGCTGTCACCGACATCGATGGTGTTGAATTATCTACGCAGCAAAGGCATGCAGCCTACGAGTGAGAATGTGCGGCGCACACTCGAAGCGAATGCACGTGATCCATCATTGATTCCTGGTTTGCGGAATGATGTGCCCGCAACCGAAGCTGATGATCAGGCAGCAATGGCTGCTGCACGTGGTGGTGCACGCGGTGGTGGAGGTAGACCATTGCCTGTTCCGCCTATTCCACCTGCGGATGGTGGCGGTGATCAACGAACGAGTGCAGCGCCAAGCACAGGCGGAACTGCTGATACTGGTGCAATGGGTGGTAGTGGTATCGGTCCACTTGGTATGAGTATTGCTGCTGGTATTCCTGCCGCTGCACTGATGTATGGTGCGTCTCGCATCCCTGCAATGCCACAACCGGGTGCAAGTGTTCCACCACCTGTTGATCCTGGCGCTGGTGTTCCTCGTGTGGCAGGACCAGATGCACCGCTATTGTTGCCTGGACCTGATACTGCCGCTGCATCACCGATGGAAACAGCAATGCAGCGTGCAATTGCTGGACCTCCGCAACCAACGTTACTTGGTCCGCCATCACCAACCGCCGGTGTCGAACCACGCCCTGGCATGGCGAACTTACCTCCGCAGGGTCCGGTTGAGGCTGTTGCACCACAAGTTCCATTCAATAGTCAATCACCACGTAGGCCACCAACACCTGCTGAAATTGCAGCACTGCAAGCAAGTCGCACCAGTCCGACACTGCGTGGCGTCATGCGTGGATTTAGGCCAAGGGGATAATATGCCACTACCGCGTAGAGATGCACCCCTTCGTCTTGCTGATGGTCGTCTTGTGTATCCTGATGGCCGCGTGGATCATGTTGACGGACCAGTAGATGGGTTGGTTGAAGTGCCAACACATGCAGAAGCGCAGCGGATCGTAACTGCTGCGCGTCGCAAGTTGAGTGAATTGCCTGAAGTGCCGCGCACGATGAATGCAGTGAGTGTGGTGCTCGCGTATTCGCTGTTCGGGCTGGATGATGAAGAGATTGCCATCGCAACTGGACTGAGTGTGGAACAGATCGGTCGCATCAAGGTTGGTGATCCGTATACACAGATGCATGATGCGGTTGTGCGCACAGTGTTGGACAGTGAAACCAATGTGGTTCGCGAACTGTTTGTCAAGAATGCGCGTGCTGCTGCACATGTTGTGGTTCGAGCGATGGAAGAAGGAACCAGAAGCGACCGCATGGCAGCAGCTAAAGATGTTCTGGATCGAAGCGGTCATCGTCCTAGTGATGTTGTTGAGCATCGTCATCGGATGGATGGTGGTCTTGTCATCGAGATTGTGAAACGTGACGGTGCACAGATGCCTGTCATAGACATGGAGAGTGAGTGATGGCGTTCGTAGCTGGACCATCGTTGGTGCTTGGTGTTGGTGTGGCTGTTGCACTGCCGACTGCTGTGGATGCGAGTGGCAACAATTCATCATTCACGCTCTACTCACATATACGCGTCCCTGGTGGCACGACCTATACATTCGACAACGGCGTCGCATTGGTTGTGCCCGCCACCACGGATAGTGTTTATGCCATCCCACCCGGTGCGCGCACGATCACTGCTACGGCTGCATCCACTGCGCAGCTTGGGCAGTCTCTGTGAGCAAACGCTACAAGATTGTTGAAGGTGGGATGCATGATCGGTTCCACCGCTCGATGAAGAAGGTGCAGTTCATCGGTGGTGGGTTCGGTAATGGCAAGACTGCTGCGACATGTATCAAGGCGCTGAAGTTATGCAAGGACTATCCGGGGTGCAATGGTCTAGTGGCCCGTTCGACGTATCCGAAGCTCAACGATACAATAAGGCGAGAATTCTTGCAGTGGTGTCCGTCGCACTGGATCAAGCGTATGCCGAGCCGGGACGAGAACACACTGTTGCTGAAAAATGGATCGACGGTGAACTTCAGGTATGTTGCGCAACAAGGCAAACAGACGGAAGACTCGAAATCGAATTTGTTATCAGCGACCTACGATTGGATCGTGGTTGATCAGTTGGAAGACCCTGAGTTCTCACACAAGGACTTCATGGACCTGATGGGGCGGTTGCGTGGCAATACCGAATATGTTGGTGATGAAGTGGGTATGCCACGTGTTGGGCCACGTTGGTTTATGGCTACTCTCAACCCAACTCGCAATTGGTGCTATCGAGAGATCGTAAAGCCGCTGCATGATTTCACTGATCGCGGCATCATCAGTGAGAAGCTGTTGTGCGAGGTGGATGATGAAGGCAAACCTATCATCGTGGATCAGAAGCCTGTTCCACTCATTGAGTTATTCGAGGGCAGCACCTACGAGAACGTCGATAACGTCGGTGAGGACTACATCCGAGGCATGCTTGCCACATACACAGGCAGCATGCGAGAGCGTTTCGTATTCGGTAGATGGGGGGCACTTAGTGGTCTCATCTATCCGCAATTCGATGAAGCCATGCATGTCCTACCACATGAAGATGTTAGGTCGTATCTGCGCCAGATGCGGGCTTCCGGTTTTCAGCCTACGTTTGTTGAAGGATACGACCACGGACTATCTCGACACTCCTGCTACGGACTGTTCTACTGTGACGATGATGCCAATGTGCTACTGCTCGATGGGTTCCGCATTGCAGAACTTACCGTCGCTGCTGCGGCAAAGTATATATCGACGCTACGTGCAGAGTATCGAATTGAGGACGATGAACTCAGCGCAGTGTTTGCTGACCCTGATGTGTTCCGACGGAAAGCAGGAAGTGCACGAACTGTAGGTGAGACTGTAGGGCAGATGTTCGCGGATGAGGGCATCCGTATGCAGCGTGGCAACAATGACATCAACGCTGGTATCAGCAAGAACTGGCAGTATTTGACACCACTGCCGCTGCATGAGAACCCGATCACTGGTCAGCGGTTCTCGCCACACTTCTATGTTAGCGACAGGTGTAGCTGGTTCATCGATGAGATCACTGAGTATTACTTCCAACGCGATGGCAGTGACGAGACGACTGACAAGCCTGTGGATCGCAACGACCACGCGATGGACATGTGGAAGTATGCGATGAGCAACCGACCACGGCTTGCGCGTTACACAGGTAAACCTGATCTGCCACCTGCATGGATGGCATGGCACGAGATTGAACGGCAGCAGCAACGTGGTCCAAAAGCGAGGCACAAGTGAGCGGTAGCTTTGAACAGGATGATCCGCAGCTTAATTTGGATACGCAAGGTGATCCGCTTGAGCAGGCACTTACGCAGGCAGACGTTGGTTTGCCCGCTACACCTGAACCCCCCGCTGTGTATAAGGCAATGCCTGACAGCAGAATACCGGTGTCCTCTAAGCGTGGCGGGGTATGGCGATCACGTCGTGACACTGCACAGAAGTCGATGAAGGACTTATATGATGCGTGGGATGAGGCAATTCGCTATTACAATCATGACCAATCTGATCATCGTGACGGCACTGATCTTGGTGTGGCTGGTAATCGTCATGTTGCGCGCCGACTGAATGAACGATTCAGCAGCACTGAGAACATCGTGTTCGCGAACGTGAATGCGCAGTTGCCAGAGTTGTATGCCAAGAACCCGATTGTCAGTGTGACCAGCCAACCACAGCAAGATGCCACGATGGATGAAGCTGGCGATGAGTTCGCGCGTGCAGTCGAGAAGTTGGTAAGTGCACTGTTCAGGATGAAGTATGCACCCGGTGTGAACATCAAACCGAAAGCGAAGCGCAACGTCATCATTGCGTTGCTGACGAATCGCGCATGGTTCGAGGTTGGATATACGCAGCGTGACAAGAGCAGCGAACAGGCAATGACTGATCTGCAAGCACTCAGTGATGAGTTGGCGAAGGCAGAAGATGATGAAGAGATCAGGGAGATCGAACAGAAGCTCGTTGCGTTGGAAGAGAAAGTCGAATTCCTGCAACCGAGTGGTCCGTATGTCAGGATACGCTTGCCACATCAAGTACTGATCGATCCGAATAGCACTGATCCGGTTGGTGCAGATGCGAATTGGATGATGGTCGAGGACCTGCTGCCGACTGAGTATATCAACGCGATCTATGCAACCGAGGATGAGGACAAGGAAGAATTCCGCAGCATCTTCGAGCCGACACACATTATGAACGGTGGCAGTAAGGGCAGCGACAGTGATGGTGAGTTCTCGCTGTTCAACAAGAATGACAACAGGTATAGCGCGTATGGGTTCGATACGCAGGATCAGTTCGACAAAGCATGCATGACCAAGGTCTGGTATGTGTGGGACAAGGTGACACGTCGCTTGGAGATGTATGCAGACAACGACTGGAAGTGGCCGATCTGGGTGTGGGATGATCCGTATGGATTGCAGGGCTTCTTTCCATTGGTGCCGATGTGGTTCCATGAGAATCCGATTGCAATGTATGCCAAGGGCGAAGTCAGCTACTATCTGGATCAGCAAGACCAGATCAACGAGATCAACGATGAGAAGCGACGTGCGATATTGTGGGCACGGCGCAACATCTTCTTCAATCCAGAGACGGGCATCACACAAGAGATTGCTGATCGGATACTGAAGGGACCAGATGCAACTGCAACACCGATCAAGTTGCCTGAAGGCATGAAGGGCACCGATGCGATCTTCAGCATACCGCCACCGAGCACTGCGTTTGCAGCACTATTTGACAAGAAGGACTTGTATCAGAGCGTTGACCGAATTGCATCCACGAACGAAGTCGAGCGTGGTGGCGAATTCAAGACGAACACGACCAACCGAGCCATCGATTACTACTCAACTATGGGTAACATGCGCATGGACATGCGGTTGGACGCGATTGAAGATGCGCTTGGTGATGTGGGATGGAAGCTCGCCCAGCTATGCCTCAAATTCATGGATGCACAAACTGTATCACAGATAATCGGTATCGATGTGAGCCAGTTCTGGCGTCCGCTCGATAACCTGCGCGATTTCTCAGCGTTTAGCGTGCAGGTGGTTGGTGGCAGCACACAGAAGTTGACCAGTCAGCAGAAGAAGCAAGAGGCGGTGCAGGTTGGTCAGGTGATGGCGCAGTATGTGAAGGCTGCACCAGCGAGCGCATTGAAGGTCAGCTTGCAGATGTTGAGTGAAGCGTTCGATGACTTCATCATCAGCAAGGAAGACTGGGACAGCATCGAGCAAGAAGTTGCGATGATGGCTCAGTCACAACAGGGTGGTGCACCGGGCCAAGCGCAACCACAGGGTGGTATGCCGCCGCCAAGTGGCGCTGCACCGGGCGCACCGCAGGCAGGTGGTGGTATGCAAGTTGCGGCAGCAGTAGTGCAGGCTTTGCAACAGCTTCCACCACCTGTTCTGCAAGCGATTGGTAATGCACTCGCACAGGGCGTTCCACCGCAGCAGATATTCCAACAGATGTTAGCAAGCCAAGGACAAGGTGCACCGCCTAGTGCAGCACCGCAGGGAGTAGCAGCATGAGTGGCACAACTGAGGATACGATCCTCAACACGATACCTGACTTTCAAGACGGTGGTGGGAGTGATAGCGGTGGTCAATCTACTGATAGCGGCCCAGCGCAAACGAGTGCGCAGCCGACGCACGATGGCGGCGACGCCACTACAAGTGCGCAGCCTACTGAAGCTGGTGGCGAAGGCAGCGCAGCACAACGCGATGCAGCAGTCCGTAGGCGACACGATGGACTTGTCGAAGTCCCAAACCAAGAAAATCCTAATACCCGCGATCTCGTTGACCCGATCACAGGACGGGTAGTTGCCAAGGGTGGCATCGAGCGGCGTGTATTCGAGGATGGGCAGCGACACGCGCGTGAGAACAACCAACTGAGGACGCAACTGAGCAATGCTACGCGACAGTTGGCGAGCATCAATGAGGTCACGCAGGAAGCAGTTCGGCTGAATGTCGCACCACAGGATCAGATTGCAGCGATCCGTGTGATGAGCGATTTCCTACGTGACCCGGTGAAGACGCTTGAGTATTTGGTAGCCGAAGTCAAGAGCAAGGGCTATCCGATACCATTCTTGGAGCAAGGTGTCACACCGGGCATGGACATGACTGCCATTGCTCGGATGATCGACAACAAGATGATGCCGTTGACGCAGCAACAACAAGCTGCACGACAGCAAGCCGAGCTGAAACAGAAAGCCGAAGCCGATCTGCAAGTGTTCCTGGATGATAACCAGGAGGCGAATTCCAATCTTGACGTGCTGGCCGAAATGTTGAATGCTCAACCCGGCCTATCCCTCCAAAGTGCTTACACCAAGATGATCCGGTGGTCGCACGAGAATGGACTGGATTGGACACAGCCGTTGAAAGCGCAAATTGCGCAGCAACGTCAGCAGCCTACCCCTCAGCAGCCGACCCAGCAACAACGTCCGCTTCCTGGTCGCAGGAGTGCAGGCGGTAACGGTGCCACACCCGTAGGTAACGGTGCAGTCACACAGTATAACGAGAATGCATCGTGGGCCGATATCATTCGGCAGTCGATGCAGGAACATGGTGTTCAATTCAACTGAGAGGGTAGGCTATGCCTGTAGGAACAATCATCCCGGCTGTTGCAGATGTCCTGCACAGCACGCTCACCAAGTCACGGCGAAAGCTGGTCATGGCGAGTATCAAGTCGAATGCACTGATGGCGTGGGTGTTCGCCAACGACAGAGTGGAGTATGAGGATGGAGGTTACAACATCACAAATCCACTCACGGTTGGTCGTAATCCAAACATCACAAGCTACTCATATTACAGTCCACTTCCCGTCAACCAAACAGACGAGTTCGATACTGTTGAGTATG